AGATTCTGACACTAGTTCGCATCCGTCCGTCGTAGTCAGGCTTAGCCTCAAAGTAAGTCCCCTTGGACTTACGTAATCGGCGGATATGGATGATGAGTTCAAGAGCTCGTTTGTGGGAAGGTAACTTGCAGGAGTTAGCTTCCAGAGCGACCAATGTATCCTCATCGACACCTTTCCTTATCGGGAGTTTGAACTCTTTGTAGAGCAGCTCCGAAACCTGCTTCGGAGAACTCACGTTTACCGGATGCCCCACTATGTCGTCGAGGTCAAGCTGGGCATACTTAATCTTGTCCTCATACTCCAGGATCAGCTCCCTCCGCCTTCCGTCGTCTGCGAGGATGCCCACTTCCTCTAGGTCCTTATAGAGGTAATGCAGCTTCATCACATAACCGAAGAAGAAGTCGTCAAGCCAATTTGGGAATCCGGGCACGACCAATTCGCGCGCGGCTTCTGTAAGGCGGAGGAAAATCTCGAACGCGACGGCAGCATCCTTCGCATTGTAGAGCAGGAGTCTGTCTACCTTGTCTTTCTTCCAGTTGAATTCCCGGCCCTCGTCTTTGTAGTAGGGTTCTTCCGTGTAGATGGAGGCAAGGAAAGCCTGGCTCTTCTCGAACTCACAATGCAGAGAATGAGCTAGAAGCATTACGTCGCAGTAGACGTTCCTGATCTTGATACCGCAGACGTCCTCTAGCTTCCCGTGATCGAACTTGAAGTTCTGCCCTATGACGAGAATGTCCTCCCGTCCGAACAGCTCCGCGAGAATCTTCCAAATCTGGCACAGCTGGTGGTCTGCTATCCCCTCCAAGTTCTGCCAGCTCAGGATATCAAGGAGCGGAACACTTGCAGCGTGCCACTCATTAAAGGCCAAAGCTATGCAGACTGGGAGACCATAGACTGTCTCGATATCGACGCTTACGATGTGCTTGTCTGCGTAGAGGTCGAGGAATCTCTGGAGGGCGATGGGAGACTTGATGATTTCCAAGTTCCGTTCGGGTGGAGAATACCGTTTGAAGAGTGATTGCTCCTTCAACCTTTTCAGGTCGAAACGAACCACGTGCCTCATCTGGTATTTCATGGCTCCTGCACCCTCGGCGTTTTCAGAGTGCAGGAAAGCAGCAGGGTGGATGGTCGGGATGACTTTACTATCAAGGTTCAAGGAGGGAAGGACCGAACCTCGGTAGTGCATGATCCCGGTGAAGCCGTTTCCTTTTCCAGTCAGGACGTTTAGGGAGAGATTTCCCAAGGCCAGAATGACGTTCGGGTTGATGGCTCCAATCTCCTGCCAGAGCTGAGGGATGCCCTCCTCTATCGAATGACCGATTTCGGAGAGCTTCCTGAGGTTATTACCAGGAGGTCGCCACTTGACGACGTTGGTGACGTAACATTCGCTTCTTCTGATCCCCGCTTCTAAGAGCCAATCATTCAGCATCCTACCCGATGGCCCACAGAACGGAACGCCCGATTCCTCCTCGTCTGCTCCCGGAGCCTCCCCCACTATCACTATCTTGGCGTCGGATGGTCCTTGACCTTCTACTCTTTCTCCTTGCCCCATACCATCTCCGTAAGCTCCTCAACCGTATAAACGATCTTGATTTGTTTCGAGATAGCAACGGTGCGCTCCATGACAGCGCCGGGACTTTTCTCCCATCCCGGAAGCATCAGGATGTGAGTGCAGTGTCCTAGGACAGCCAGATCGTAGGCCATCCAAGTGTGGTAGTGGAGGTCGTAGGCAGAGGGGAAAGCGGCACCCAGGTGGACGCAGATGGAGGGAATGCCCTCACCCGTGAGTCTGATGAACACCTTGAGCGCGGCTGCTACGTTCTGCTCAGTGCTCATCTCCCCGTTCGGAGTAATGGGGCCTGAGATGTAAACGAGCACATCTTTCTGCATCTCAATCATTTTAGGCCCAACCGCGACTTCCCCGACTCGTAGTAGTTCTTCTCCCGTTCGCATACGATGTATCTCCTATCTAGCTCTTTGGCTGCGGCTGCGGTAACGAAGGAACCTCCGAAGGGGTCCAGGATGATGTTGCCCTTGTAAGTCAGGTCGCCGATGATATCCTTCACGAGTTCAATCGGCTTCTCGTTGGGATGCAGGAGCTTCTGGGGTGGAACTGCCGGAAATGTCTTGACCCCGGATAGAACAGTGGGAGAAGTCATAGCGGGTGATCCCTTGGTAGCTATGACCCCAAGCTCGAAGTTCCTATCGTATTCCCAGGGTCGGACGCCTCGTCGGCTCAGTGCATTCGTTTTGTTCCAGATCATAGGGTTCTTGGAGACCTTGAAGCCGAGCCTCTCTAGTTCTCCGTTGGTGTGGACTAGCTTACCGGTCGAGTGGTCCCGCACATCGGAGCCACAGTAATAGGCGTAGTCGTCCAGACCACAGAAGAAGAACAGGAACCCATCGTGTCGGAGGACTCGGTAGATCTCCTTAAACACTGGGAGCGTGCGTTGATCCAGGGTAAGGTCCTCCTGAAAGAACTTGATCCACGGTGGGTCAGTTATGCAGTGGTCGATGCTCTGCGCGGGAAACTTGGAGAGCACGGTCGCCGCATCCCCCAGATAGCACTGGTTGACCGCTAGGTCTTGGTTGACGAGGCCCGCTTCTTCTTCTGCCTCGAATCGTTGTGCAGCAATGCGGACAAGCCGGACAGCTGTCTTTTTATCTCTAATGTTACGGAGAGAAGGGTCAAGCTGGACCGCCCTAGCGAGCTGGAGGTCCTCTGCAATTGGTCCGAGAGAGATGCCAAGCTCACGAGCAGTGTCTCGGACTCCCCATCCAGTCTTTTCCGCGTCTTTTTTGGGCCTGCCTGTAGGAGCCTCACCGTATTCTGACTGTCGAAACTTGTGAAGTGCCTCGATAAGGAGGGCCTCCTCCCACCACGGGAGATTGTGCCGCTTAAGGTTTTCGTGGGTCTGGATGATTTTGCCTTGGATTTCGTCGACTTCGCGGACTTCGGCATCGATCTCCTTCCATTCCAGTTTAATCGCGGCCCGCAAACGCTTCTCCCCAGATACCAGGAAGTAACCCTCATCCCTCGGCCGCACAATGATGGGATGGGAGAGACCGAGTTCCTTGAGCGACGATGCGATGTTGTCTACGTCAGATACTAGCTCTGGTGACTCCTCTGAGGGTGAGTAAAAGATGCTCTCGATCGGTAGCTTCATTCTTTCCCTCTGCGAAAATGGAAGGGGGATTTCTCCCCCCTCCTGCTAACTAGAACGGAATGTCGTCGTCATCCGTCGTTTCGTCCGCGACGTCGTCCTCGTCCGTGTCGTCCTCGGTCTCGTCCCTGACCACGGTTTCCGTAACGCCCGTGTCCTCATCCTCACGGCGCTTCTGCACCGCTTCCTTGATGTCTTTATCGGTCATTGTATTCTCCAGATGAAAAGTTGTGGGAGTTCCGTCATTTTACGTGCTTACCGCAGCTCCCAAGCATTCACACAACCTAGTCACGTGCTAGGAGTCGAGGGGTCTACTTGAAGTCGCCGAAGCCACCGACCGGAGCGGCCTCAGTCACGCTGGACGAAGGTGCCCAGTCGTCGATCTGGTTGCGGGGCTTGTCGTTGCCCGTCTTGCCGCGTGAGGTGACGATGTGAACCATCACCCTCTTGCCCACCTGGACCTCGAAGTCGTAGTCGGGGTCCACGCCCTCTTCCTCCGACACCCGACCGCCGGTTGCCTTGATGAAGGGGATGGCCGACTGCGGGAACTTCTCCGAGAACCACGTCGGGATCGGAACTCCCGCTGCATCCCCATCCAAGCCGACAACGTCGATGCGCGTGTTCATCGACTCCTTATCCGACGCGACCTCTTGCCGAACTTCCTTGATCTCCGCCCCATACCAACCCGGACGGACGATCTTCTGCGCCCGCACGTCGGTGGGCGTGATGTTCATCTTGATTGCCATTTGTCTACTCCTGTCTGCACTTGCTTGATGTGATACGACGCCTTTGTTCCATTTACCTCCGAGTTAAACGCTTACCTCCTCCGCCTTTCCCTGGAGCTTGACATTGTGCTCTGCGCAATACTTCTGCAAAATCGGATACAGAGGCTTATTGGTAATGTCAATGCGTGGAGGCAGAGGGAGCGCAGTCTTTGCCATATCCTTACCGGTCGGTTGGGTAAGGACGAATCGTTGTGCAGGCTCATTCGGAGCACTAGGTGGCTCAACCCCGAATTGGTAGATTTCGTTGAAGTATATGGGAACCAGAGAGGGGGTCTTGGTTCCATAGGCTGCAATCGACCTCGCTTTCTTGAGAGTGCCACCCCCAACGTCTACGCTCTTGTCGACCGGATGAGCAGTGAAGATGACGTTGCAGGGGAGAACCTTGGACACGTCGAGAATCTGCTGGACGACCGAAGTTTCGCCGTTGAACTCGTCCCAGGAGGGAACTTGGATTCCGCTCGTGAGCTTCTTCCCTTTCCCTTCCTTGGACTTAATTCCGAGTTGAAAACCTACAGCCGTGGCAGTAAGAGCTGTGATAGAATCGACCACAACCGTCTCCCAAGGACACCGATCCTGGAGGTCTTCAAACTCTCGCGCGAAATCCATGAACGAGATACAACCGGGGAAGTTCGGGCCGGGTCGGATGGCTTCCATTCCAACGAGGTCATAGGTGATGTCCTTTCGGTTGGGATAGAACAGCTTCAACGGCTGCATTCTCCCGTCGAAGTCGAAGAACTTAATGGGGCCAGGAAACGAACCCGCTGCGACAGTTTTCCCGTTCCCATTATCCGAAATGAAGAGGGCCATGATGCGACCCCCTAGCACAATGTCGAACACGTTTGGCATCAATCAACCCTCAGGAGATCGTCAAGGTTGTTTAGAATCTGTGTGATCTCTGCCTCGCCTTCGGTCTTTCTCCCCTTCGTGTTTGCCGGTCGGGTGCAGGTGACACAATGTGGCTTGCGCTGGTCGAGGTTCTTCCGAGTCATCTCGAAGATGTTTTCGCAACGATGGCAGACGCACTGCCGACCGAGAACCATCTCGTTGACCAGATAGTGCCCGCAGTTGGTGAGGATGCACTTCCAGAGTGTGGAGGTCCCCTCCCGGTTGAAGGTTACTTTGATATACTTATGAACGTCATGACCCCACTTCAGTGAGGTGGCGCTACGCCTCTGTCTCGCCAACGGCCTCCTCCTTCTTGTCTCGGGTGTGCGGCGACCACGGATCACCCTGATAGTATTGAGAGTTGAGCTTGAATTCGCGCACCTGTGGTATCGAGCAGCACACCTGTTGAAAGATGCACCCAGAATACTTGTCGCAGGACGTGAAGTTGGGCGGGAAGTAGTTCTGATCGATGTAGCCGACAAGGACATGCGCCCAATAGATCGTCTGCTGAACCCATTCCCGAATCAGCTCCCTCTCGTATGAGATGAACTGACGCTGAAACCTTTCGGACGCCGGAATCGACTTCTGGAATCCGATCTTGTTGATGATAACTTGGTTCATGTTGAGCGCCCAACAATAACCCATGAACTGGTTAGACAGCTTGTTGGGATTGGACCGACGGGATGCTGTCTTGTGGTCCACGATGTAGATACCGTGGGGTGAGGGATGCTCTACGATGGCGTCGATGATTCCCTCGTAGGCAATGGTGAGACCGGGCCTCGTTGGGGTATCCGGCCTCTCGTAAATGACCTTGGAGAAGCTCTGCTCGACTTCAAGAACCTTCCAGCCGTCGCGCTGCCAATAGAGGACGTTCTCCTTGAACTGCTTAATGTCCTCCTCGGCAGTCGCGACAGAGAGTTGCATGGGGAGATATTCCTTTCTCCCCTCTGCAATGGCACCAGCGATCAGGAGCGCATGATCCGCGTCCGTCGTGGTCATGCCCGCCTTCTTACCACGGAGGTAGTAGGCGAGCATCTTGTGCATCAAATCGCCCTTCTCCAGAGCCTCCGCCTTCTCTGTGGGGCGCCAGTTGTCTATGAACTGCATCTTGACCTTGCGCCCACACGAGACCAAGGTGTTCAGGATCTGCGAGTCAATGGCGATATTCCTCATCTACCCCTTCTTCTTTGTGATCTCGTTTTCCTCAGGGTCACCGATGACATTGATGTGCCAGCGATGGTCCGTTTTCTCGTTGAGGAACTGCTCCATCTCCCAGACAATCTTGAGATCAGTGAGCTTCATGTTTTCGAGGAGCTTGACCTGGAACTCTTTCGCTCGGCCAAGAGGAGCGGCGACACGGAAGGTGAGGAGCATTACTCGACCCCTCGCATGAGAATCCGAACGCGGTCAGGATGATGCACCTTCCTCTTAGCTACCTTCGCTCCAGACGTCGGTGCTGCTTTCTTCTTGTATTGTGGCGCACCCATCCTCGAGGAAGGCGACTTGGGAGTCAGAAAGTAATCTCCGGGTGCGAAATCGTGGTTGCGGTCGAATGATACTATCTCTCTCTGCACACGCTCCGGGGTCGAGAAGCGAATCGCTTTGTTCCCTCGGATGATATAGGACGAGGAGAGACCGATGATAGCACCGTCAGCCTCCATGTCTCGACGAACTGCCCGAGCCAACGCGCACTCGGATGGGTCCATCTGCTTTGCCTCTGTGCAGTCCTTCTTCGACACCTTGATATCGACAGACTGGTCTGCATCGACAGCAACTGTGACCTTCGGGAAGAGCCGAGCCACGCTCCTTGGAAGGAGAACGTGTGAGTCTTTCCGAATCTTAATTCTCTTTGCCATTTCTACTCCTTGTTGACGATCCACTTTCCTAGATCTGTTAGAAGGTTTATTACCTCGTGGTCTGTGATCCAACAGTGTCCAAGTTCAGCGAGCAAAGCGTTCGCCTGCCGAACAGTTATGGGATAGCTACCCTTCGTATCCGCATTGGTTGCAGATTGCTCGGTCCCAAGTGGAGCCACAGCCGGGACATTTGGAGTCAGCGTTAAGTCTGCTCCTAAGACCGGAAGTAGCTCTTGGAGTGCTTCGTCGTCCTCCAGTAGGTATTGATACCACACGGGAGCCTTTGCTGTAGTGCGCGTCCGAGATTTGGCCCCAGACTTTGTAGTAGTCGTTCGGGGCCGCGTGACAGAGCCTTTCTGCCTCTTCCGTGCTCCAACCTTCTTTTTCGGCATATCGGTAAATCCACCATTCTCTTGGCAGGAGCCTTACGCCGTTGAATTGACCACAGCAAACTTCAGCACGAACACCAGCTCCGAGGTCAGGCATCCGGTTCTTCGTGACCGAATAGCATGACCACGGATAGATGGCAATGATGAAGTTGTTTGTGTGGCAACAAGTGCAGCAATTCTCTTTTGGAAAATCACTGCACTTGAAGACCCTGGTGCCCTCAGAAGAAAAACCTACCGACATCCCGTCGAACTTAGTCGGGTCCCACATTACTGGTTCTCCTTCTCCCTCCGCTGAGTGATTGCGTCGTATAGCTGCTCGACCTGCCTCCTCGTGAGCGGCATCACCAGTATGAGCTGGCAGATGTCGTCAACGATTTGCTCACGGGGAAGCTGTTTAAC